CGTTCTCTGGATTCGCTAAGCGGATTGTCTTTCCACATTGGCTCACGCGGCCCAAGGCTAGCTCGGGCGAAAACTTCGAGAGTAACAAGTAGATTAAGCCAAAAACTCCTCCTTTGTTTCCGGAATCACAGCTTGAGATGTCCACGTTGAACGCGAAATCTACGCCGTTGATGTTGCCGGTCCAAACGCTATCGTCAGAGTAGATAAGTATGTATACTTCATCTCTCCGTTGCATAGCATGGATTAGGTCTTTGAAACACTTAGTCAACTTTGTGGAAGATGGTTTTGCGAATATAGTGATTTTGAATGTAATGCCGTTGTTCTTGAATTCCCTCATACCGTCCAAACAAACCTTTGCAAACTCCGGTAATTCATTGGCATACATACAACCACCACCATACGTCACGAACAATCTGGGCACTTTACCCACCTTTGCGAATTCCTTCTTCACCTTGGCTTCAACCTGCCTTACCATGATTTCCTCCGCCGAATGGATGACTTCCCTCTCAACAAACATCTTTCGCAACGCTTTCTTAACGTGGGTAATGTTGGACAACCACGTGCGTGAAGTTGCTAAGTTCTCGTACGTCATGAAGTCGATACAGGCTTCCCTGTATATCCACTTTGGATGTGTGTCAGCGTATGATGTGAGTTTTGGGTAGTTGAAATCCTCCATAAGTCGGGAAAATCCCATGGCCATTTGATTCTTCAGCTCCCACTGGTCAATCTGTTCCAACCAACGTGCGCTGGCATGAGTGCTGGACAAAACTGAGCGACCCACAGTCATACCGAAGAAGCGATTTGCCTCAGTTCGGATATAATTGCGGTAAATGGGCAGAGGAAGACCATTGGGAAGGTCAACTGCGAATTCTCGAGCGATGGCTTGGTTGGCCGCAGCAAGTCCCACTTCGACGCCAGCATAAACTTTGGGTCCATGTGGCGTTCCAGCTGCATCGATCTCGCGAGGATGATAGCGCGGGTTGAGTCGAGCAATCGTCAGGAAATTCTTGTGGTTTTCGAAATAACCAGTGTTCGCATCCAGAATATGAAAAAACATGGAATATTGAACACCAGTCAGGAAATCATCGTACTCCAGGGACTCACGAGCTCCGCACATGCGCTTAAGCGCCTTGCAGGCGTTTGTAGCGTTGACTGAATAAGTCTGGAAACTTGTGGCCCTGGGTCCACTGAACCCAAGATAGACCGAACGAATGTATCGGGACGAATTGGCGCCAGCGTCAGCGACCTCAAACCGTGGATAACTCCGAGGATTGTCAGGTTGACACTGGGCAGGGCAATGTGCTGAGTACAAAAACGAATTGGCGCCCTCTCTAAAAACGATTGAACAATCATTCCTAAAAGGATACGTATCCGGAACCTCACAGTCCACACTCTGATACACCGCTACATCTGCTTCGACCACTACTTCACCTAGGAGGAGAAGCTCCTGGTCAAATTGCCGGTCCCTGACATCCTTGGTAATGCGGCCATACCCAGTGATCAACCTATACTTCTTGAACTCATTAGAGTGTTTGTAAAAAGAAATGGTGTTGATCAAAAGATCTGGATCTGGAAAATTTGGATATAACCGATTGAGCGATGCCATCATCGCATTAGTTATAGATTCCGTAACCAAAGAAGTTGAGACTTGCTTCTGCAGCCAGTTGAGAAAAGGAACAAAGTAGTCGTACTCAGCAGGCGACCAGATCTTACCGTCATAAGTGAACTCTACGTTTATTCCCGACCGTTTGATAGCTGACAATGCCCGCGCTGCCTTGCAGTTAATTTTCTCAGGATTGGCAGGGGAATATTGCGTGATGACTCCAGGCTCAGCAGCCCGAACCAAATCAACTAACGTCCCTTCCTCAATCACTGGAAGCACCATGCCACTTGTACTAACTGCTTCCCAGCCATTTGCGCCCATATAGATCCCGTAAGCCTCCTTGCCATCCCAGCCTACACAAGAATGAGGGGACTTAACGATACTGCGAATGTCAAGCTCTGCCGCTTTATCCGCTATATCAAGTGCCCTCATTTCAGCCTCATGCTTACGTCTTTCCTTCTCTTGGATCCGTCTGTACGCTGCGCTAGCATCGTCTCCTGCCGTCCGCTCTTTTTTGTCGTTTGGGTCAGAACGTCCACCAGATTTAGGTTTCTGATGGTCCACTTTTTTGTTCCTTCCCAATCCAACATCCCGGTCTGTGTTTGATCTGACAACCACCGGGCGGTTGTCACGACTGCGTTGCGGCACAACGGGCCTTTCCATTGGTTTCTTAACAACTAAACCCCAATGCCCCCAATTGGGCGGGTTTTCCTGTGGCGGTTTCCCATCCATGATTAGGAGTTCGTTGTAAGACCAATAGCGTAAGATTATATGCCGTTTACCTGGTAGTGGTTTCGGATCCAAAAGATAAACTTCGTCGGTTGTAACCCCAGATTTACCGCGAATTTTTGTCTTAAGGACTGAAACGTTGAAACCTTGTGAATGACCATATTCCCTCAACACCTCTATAGAACCAAATTCCTCTAGGGAAATGTTTCTGGAGACGTTGAGGTATGAATCGAAGTCAGGTCGACCGTGGATGGCAATGTCCATGCTAGTTGGACCACAAAAAGGGGATCCACCACAATCGAAATCGTACTTCGAGCATCCCTCAAAGATTTCGTCCACATCCCAAGTAGTGTCAAAACCTGGAATATCATAGTAGTACGTGCCGTGTTTTCTACCATTATAGAATCTCGTACGAATCTGATTGCAATCATACTGAGATCTATACTGATAATTGCCTAGAATTCTACCTTCCACGATTCCTAAGCCGGCCATACCACCACCGCCCATTTGTACGTATGGGAACGGATTGTTAAAGTCTTTATCTTGACTTTGGTTCTCTTCTTTCTTACTCATTTCGTAGACGTCCTCAACATCTAAACGAAAATTCCCCCGCTCACCTGAACCATTGTGACCGAGGGTTTCGAGGACGCACCTCGAAACCCGCAAACCCTAGTAATCAACGCTCCGCTGACCCCTGCCCATTTT